TGCTGAGGCATGGAAATATAAATACTGCTACAGCAGTAAGGCTGGAATTATTTCCACGTCAAAAGGTGGCGGCGAAGGCGAACTCGTGGATCTCGTAGTAGGCGACACGTTTGAATATATGCTTAGCTCGAAATCAGACGGCATCCGAAATCTACGCAGAAACCCGGCGATTGTTGTAAACCAACGCAACAGCGATAACAAGCGTGGCTCACAAGATGGCGAAGAAACGCTAGTTAGTGTTGCCCAGTCCGTCGCCGGTCGTCAAAAGCAGTACGACTCTGCACTGCAAGATGGAGAACTGTACAAAGTCGGATCTTGCTTGGCGATCCTTGTTTCACGCAGCCCTGTTTTCATCAGTGAGGCTGATTACAGCTTGGACGCCCTGGAAGAGGGAGATGTTTTAGCAGAAGAGGATCAAGGCGCTCCAGGTGAAAGTCTCATGTGTACTTTTGTTGTGGTACGAGCTGGAAGGGTGGGAGTTGTTGGCACCCGCTTGGTTGATACAAGATTTTTTGACGTGCCAAATGCCAACAAAATCTATCCAGCAGAGGACGCTGATAACAGGGCTTCTAAGCCATGGCTTTTTGACACCGTAGGCACTGATTATGCCGAAGGTGAAATTGGTGAACGTTATTACACAGCGTCTAGATTTCCACAGCTATTTCGTTGCGCATTGGGAGGTGTAACGCTTAATCGCCGCACTCGCTTCTTTGAAATTGGCATCCGCAGTACGGTGGCCATGCAAATTCAAGGCATGTGTAATTTTGCTGATGTGCCCAGCGAGATTATAGAATTCGCCTTAGGTTCTGTTCAGACGGTTTCATTAACGAATATATCTTCTTCACCGTTACTAGATGGCACTTACAGTCGCTCGCTAAGCGGCGGTAGTGGCTCAGGACTGCGCGTGTCTTTCACTGTTGTTTCAGGGCAAATTACATCTTTAAGGATTATAGATGGAGGCACTAATTACATCGCTGGCAACACTGTAACTGCAACGCTTCCATTAAATGGAGTTGGTAATGCCACTTTTACTTATACCATTACTGAGGTGGAATCAGGGACAGGTGTTGTTGAAGATTTAGCTCCCGTTGGTGGTGGTGCATTTATTGCCACTGGCAGTTACAACAGAAACCCAACCGGGGGAAGTGGATCTGGATTAACACTTACAATCACCGCCACGGGAGGCAATGTAACTAATACAGTAGTGACTAACGGTGGTAGTGACTATCGAGAAGGTAACGAGGTAACAACTACTCTGCCACTAGTGGGCGGCGGCTCCGCCACTTTAACTTATACGATTACTGCCGTCGGAAATAGCGAGCTACCACCAAATAGCGTGCCGGGGTATCGCGCAATCAATTTCAAAGCAGCAGACGCCTTGGATGGCGCAGGTATTCAAGACAACTTGACAAATGCCGTCTTCTCTTCTGGTACGATCACATCACCAGAAAAGCGTTACAGCTTTTTCCGCGTGTCTTTACGTAGCGATCCTGATGATTCCACTCCTTTTGTTACGACAGGTGATACTGTCTTCTGTGTTGGCAGTGCAAAAGAAACGCCTGTATTTAACTTCCTGCGTTTTGCGTTGAATGGCGATGCAAGCTGGGAAGTGCGAATTGAACCAGTTTCAAGTTGGGAAGTACGCAATTTAGTGCAAAGCATCGTATTGCTTGATTCTAGGTTTGAAAACAATTACGTCAGTGTGCCGTTTGCCTTTGGAACAATTATTGCGAAAGGAGCATTTATGAGCGGCTTTAATAGCAATGAGATGTTTGACATCCAAAATTTACGCCCCAAGCGTGAGATCGGCATAAGCTGGACCGAAGATCCAGATGATGACTACGGTTCTAATACCAATGGCACTTACATCGATTTATATGCACGCGCTGCCGAGTTTTTTGTTTACGACGAGATCACCACAAGCTGCTCGTCTGGTCCAGAGCACGAGATCACCTATGTCAACGTCATCCAACCCAATGACACAGCTCCCCAGTACGACAATCTCTGCCTGGTCGGCATCAACGCCAAGGCAACACGCGAGTGGTCACAGTTCTCCCAGTTTTCGGCGTACATCACCGAAGGTATCAAGGTCAACACCTTTACCGGCGGCTTTGAAGCTAGCCACCTGTTTCCGGAGATCCTGTACGATTTCATGCTGAACACACGGTATGGCGTCGGCAATGAAATCAGCCCAGAGCAGATCGATGTTGCATCCTTTGCCACTGCTGCCCAGTTCTGTTTCGACAACCATTTCTTCTACGACGGTCCCAAGCTCAACAACACCAACTGGCGCCAGTGGGCAGCGGACACCGCAGCAGCGCATTGCTTATTGCTGATCGAACGCGGGGGTATTTTTTACTTAGATCTAGCCATACCGGAAAAGCCAGATATTCGGGGTTTATTCACAGCAGGTAATGCAATTAGTATGGAACTTCGCACGATTGAAAGTGAGCAGAGACAGCCTGTATCAATCTCTGTCAAGTACAGGACAGAACGCTATGGGGGAGATGCCCCATCTACGAGTACGGATCCGGCCTACGGCTTATTCCCGGAACCGCAAGAACGCTTCACGTATCACGCGACCTGGGGTCAAGGCGAGATCGAAAGCGTGGACGTTTCTGATTTCTGCACCAGTGAAAACCATGCGCTCAGAGCCGCCCGCTACATCATTGCCGCCCGCCGCCTGTCTGATCACACCGTCCGTATCACCACAACTTACGAAGCGCTGACCAGCTCGCTGGCACCAGGCGATTTCATCAAAGTGGCGCTGGACTACACCTTTTACAACCAGTTCATCAACGGCGCCGTAACTGGCGACGGCAAACTTGTTTCGTCCACCAATCTGTCCGACGGCACCTACTCGGTTGTGTACTGGACAGGCGAACAAAACGCCGAAGTGGTGGATGGCATCTTGACCGTGAGCAACAACGGCACAACCGCATCACCAGCAGGCGTTGTATTTACGGTCAAAACCTCCGAGATCGTAACCCGCACCTACCGGATCGACTCAATCCAACCCAGCGATGACGGCTACGAAATTGAAGCTGTTCACTCGCCGCTGTTAGTCGACGGCACGCTGGAGCTTTACGCTGAATGGAGCAATGACTCCAACTGGGTGACGGAATAGCCATGGCAACTTTCCCAGCGGTAACACCTACAGCACTGGATTTCACCGCACCCGAGTTCCCAGTGCGTGCCCAGACTTCTTTGGGTGGAGTTGTAACTCGCCGCCTGTTCGGCAACCGAGGGTCAAGGTCAGTCTTAAGTCTGAGTTTTAACAACATCTCCGATAGCATCGCAAGTCAATTCCTTGATGTCTGGAATGAAGCTAAAGGACAGTTAGAGAGCGTGACAGTACCTAGCGCTGTATTCACCGGCGCCGATGCTGCTTTAACCGCCTACTTATCCGACGGTGGCGATGCCTTGAACTGGCATTTTGCTGAACCGCCTCAACTCCAGCGGGTCGTGCCAGGCATCAGCAGTGTGCGAGTAAGGCTTGAGGCACTACGTGACGCCTAGCTAAGCTGGGCATAGCTTGGATCAATTCGTGGCTGTTCTTACTGGTAAAAACGGCGCGTTGCGGTGGAATGGAGCAGTCGTAGGACGTGTAAGGTCGTGGTCATTGACTGTAAATAAAGACGCGCTTGAAACTACAAATCTAGGTGTGCATGATCGTACCTACGTTACAGGGCTAAGAGGTTCTACAGGTTCAGCTGACTTAATGTATGACCCGTCTGAATCACAAGCCACAAGTCTTCTTAACAGTATCTTATCTAATGAGCTAAATCCATCCAGCTCCGTGAGCTTTGTACTTGACACTATTGGTGGGAAAAGCTTGAGCTGTACTGCTTTTCTAACAAGCGTAGCTCCAAGTGTTAGCACAGGTGACATACAAGTCTGTTCTGTTTCTTTTCAAGTAACTGGTGCTATAACAGGTGGCTTCTAAGCAATGGCAATTCTTGGGTACGAAGGGTACGTCCGCTTTCGGCGCGAAGCTCCGGCTCCCATCGTCGTACCCTTGTCAGCCCTGCGTGCTGATCTAGACAAGTTAATAGTCAACACAACTGAGTTCTGGAGCGGGGACGAAGTCTATCTGGTAACACCTAAAGGGCTACCACTCTCAACAGATGCTTTACCAGAGGGTGTCGGATGTTATTTCGGTTCATTCTGGGAACTGGGTCCCAATCGTGTCCACGTAACAGACGAAACAGACCAGTATTACGTAACGGATAACGATAGCGTATTTTTCTACAATCGAGGTGCAAGCGTAAACACAGGAAATTACTTCATCTATAGAGATCAACTTAATCGAGTAAGCTTTTATACAACTCGTTCAGCTGCCTTACGAGGCACGAGCGAAGGACGGATAGACCTAAGACAGTTAGATTTTGAATATGTAGTAATCGCAGCGGCCGGCACAGAAGAGTACAATAACACCTTTGCAGAATGCGTAGGACTTGCGGCCACAGACTACAAGCTTAGTGATGTCACAGATGAAGTGACACTCGAAAGCATATGCGAGTTCTCTCCGAATTACTTGCAACCAGTCGCCGGAACAGCCGAGTATGACAACGGAGAATTAAGTCCCAGACGCGCTATCGGAGGGCTGCCTTGGTTTGTACAAGGTCAACTACGCGAATGGACGATTGAGCTGAATGGTGACAATATAGATACAACTGCTGTAGGGTATAAGTTTGGAGAGTCAGTGAAGTCCATAGTAAGCGGTGGTGGCACATTTGACTTTTTAGTGGAGCGGCGAACTGATGAGGACGGCTATGACCCAACGGCGTTAATGCAGTTATTACTAATGACGGAGAGAGGAGCGAAGGCCGAAGCAGAGTTCTACATGATTACAGATCGTACAAACAGCTGCGGCAACTTAGCTCCAGGCGACCTCTATTATACTTGCGACGTTTTAATTACAAATACAGCAATAAACACAAGAGCAACAGATTTGATTGTGGGCACTGCTCAGTTCGTGACAACAGGTCCGATTGAATTGAAACAGGGTCAGTAAAGTGGAGCAATGACATTGGATGGGCCGTGGCGGCAATCGTTCTTCCCGGTCAGCCGGGATCTATCAATGATCTGGATATTACCCAATCTGGGTTTCGGCAGCAGATCGCCGCGATTGCCCTTGCCGCCCGTCGTCTGTCCGGTGGTGCCGCCCAAGGCGTTAGTACCACAACCCTGTATGTAGATCCCGAGGTCGGTAGCGATGACTGGGTGTCTGGTGTTGCTGATGGTACGACCACCCCTGCGCTGACCAACCAGCAGATCACCGCTGGCTACTCCAAAAATTCCCCGTTCAAAACCCTGCAGCGTGCGCTGATCGAAGCTGCCCGTCTGTCAATTATTTCTGGCGCGTCTAACGACTTGTATGACCGCGTGGTCATCAATGTCTCGCCAGGTCAGCACATTATCGACAACGCCCCATCCACCGGGCTCACCGTTACATCTTGGGGCAGTTCACTGTCCCCAACTGACGAACAGCTTCGGGCATTTAACAGCGCCACTCTTGGCGTGATTCTTCCCCGTGGTGTTTCGATTATTGGCGAAGATCTCAGGAAATCTGTTATCCGCCCAACAACTGTTCCTGCCGCCAATCTAAATCCTTCCACCGAGCGCGGTGCAATTTTCAAAGCAACTGGTGGTTCGTTCTTCTTTAACTTTACGTTCAAAGATGCGACCAACATTACAACGTCGCACCACCTGCTATCCGCGTTTGAATTTTGCCCTGAATCAGAACTTGCAGCGTATTACGCCAAGGTAGCTACAGCTTTCGGGCTCAACCCTTCTGACGCCGAAATCATCAATCCAGGTGAAACTCAAATCACCACTGTTTATCCCGAGACTGCCATTCCTGCTGTGGATTCCACGCAGGGCAGTTCGCCCTATGTGTTCAACTGCTCGCTGCGTTCCGACTACGGAATGTGCGGCATGTTCCTTGATGGCAGCAAGGTAACAGGCTTCAAGAGCATGGTGGTGGCGCAGTTCACCAACGTGTCCCTACAGAA